CCCACTGGTCAGCAGATGTAACATTGCCTCTGACTGAACCGGGGTTAGTTCTGTATGCACCAACACCTCTGTTGAATACTGCAATAAGCATTCTCAGTGTTGCTCTATGCTTTGGATTTTTAGAGTTATGTTCTTCTACCTTTTTCTGTAAAGATTTTCTTACTCTATCAGACACAGCTTTCATTAAATAATCTTCAGCTATGTTAAGAGATTTTTTTCTACGCTCTCTAATAACTTTTTTGTAATCATTGACGATTGATTTCATTTGTGAAACACCACCAGCAGTTACACCGCCCCATTTCATAACAGCAATAGTTCCGTTAAGTCTGTTATTTTTCTTGTGACGATTCATAAAGCGTTCTCTTCTCTTAACCCAGTTAAGAACTGATTCGCTTCTGTCTCCGCCTTTGTAAGCTGTCCATTTATTAAAAGCATCGTTACCAGTAAATGAAGTAGGAGGATTACCACCGGTACCTGCTCTTCTCCAAATCTCTGGCCAGTTTTCTTTTAAGTCTTTTACATAAGCATGACCGGGAAATTGTTTATGTTGTGAGTTAGATAAACTTATTTTTTGGTTATCTCCACTCCTAGGAAAGTTTGTTACTTTATCTGGTGCTTTTTCTTCTGGACTATTCAGTTTGTCTCCTTTTTCGTACATTGTTTCAGCTTCTTCTAAAGAAACTTTTAATTCCTCAATGTCTTTAGACTTTTTAGGTTTACTGACAGCTTCTTCATATTCTTCATGTGTCTTACAAGGCATAAAGACTTCTTTGCCATCTACTTCATGACTGTGTACACCAAGAGAACAACTTAGTTCTTTAGACCTTTCAATAGCTTCTCCTGGATTATCAAAAACATCTTTATCAAGTGCAACCTTATTCTGGTCAAGTCTTGTAGGTGTAGTTAATACTTCTTCCTCTCTTTCTGTTTCTTGAGGAAATGTCGTGGTAGTCAATGTTGCTTTAGACTCATCGTCATTGTCATTTACCGTTGCAGGTTCGGACTCGTTGTCATTAAGAAGAGGGCTACCATCTTCTGTGACTTGAATCATATTCATAGGTCTTAGATAAACATCGTGTCTGTTATCTGCTTCAAGACCTACTACTTTTCTAGCTTCGCCAATTGTTACCCAACCCCCTTGAACAGCAGTATTCATGCGTTTATAGAGATTGTCTTTGTCAACAGCTAATGCTCGAACATTGTCAACATCAAATTCACAATATTCATTGTCATCACCGCCGAACTCTGGTCGTAACAATTGATGAGTCACTTCTTGCGCAACCATGCTCCACATTGGGACCATTTTTGACTCCGTAAAGAACTCTCTTAGTTCTTTAGTATTGTTGTATGTAGCTGAATCAAGACCGGCACCAAGTCCTGCAAGAACAGCTGGAACGCCAAGAACGGCAGATACTCTTTCTTCCGGTATTCTTCTTAACTCTGCTAACTTCATTTGGTCTGGTGAGAAAGATACTATTTCAACATTCATAGCACCAGATAAAACCATAGGAGCACCTCTGTTTTTACCACCAAACTTCTGCTTATACATATCTGCAATAGCTTCAGCTTCGTCTCTCGTTGGACCACCCATAGCATCATCTCTTGGGGAGAGGATTACTCCGGGAACAGCCATGTTGTGTAATAAAGCGGCAGTATATTGTCCGGCTGCTTCATCACCAGCAATTTCTCGTAAAACTGACCTTAGAGGAGCCATTCCTCTTCTCATATCATTAGGGTCAACAGATTGTCTCAAGTGAAACATATCTTTCTTGTCAATTCTTACATTGTCTTGACCTTGAAGTCCACCCTGCGGTTGATAATTGTAATGTGTAATTAATTCGTTTTGTGTACCTTTAGCTTCTACTAAATGAGGCATAAGGGGTACTAGCTCGACAACTTCACCTCTCGCGTTCCTATTCTTATATATAAAAGCGTCACCTGCTGCATTAATTGATGTAACAATATAGTTAGCAAGTAACTGCTGTGTCATATATGGATTTGGTCTTCTAAACAATCTAGCAAGTGGATGATTCATGTCTCTTGTATAGTCTCCTTCGGAGTTTCTTTTTGAGACAAGTAATCCTGGTTCAGCAAACGATGTTGCTAAAACATTTAAACAAGCGACAACTGCTGAGTTACCAGTGCCGTCACCTACTTCTGCTATCTTTTTATGGTCAAAGTAACCAGATTCGGTGTTATAACCGTATACAGCTTGATTTAAAAATGAATATTCCTGTTGATTAACAGTAATGCCTTTTTGTTCTCTTCTTACTCTTGCATCAGTTGGTGCATTCAACCAGTCTAATGCTTTTGAAAATCTTGACTTATCTTCAGCCATTAATATGCGCTCCAGCTCTTTTTATCTTGTAGTAGTTGAACACCATACGACAAAGTGTCGATAATATCATCATGAGCACCTGCTGGGAAAGTCATTATTTCTCTCTCTACTTCTGGTAGCCAGTGAGTATCTCTTAGTAAAAATACTTCTCCCGCTTCCATTCTTGCAGCTAGGGGTAAAGCTCTTGTAACTTTATCTTTATCCGTCTTAAGATTTCTAACTCGAATACCAGCTCGTTGCGCCATCTGGATTATCGTGGTTTGAAAACCTTGGCGTTCTATACCTACATATTGTAACTTATTTTTGTGAATTGCTCGTTTTATTGCAGGTATGATGTCTGGACCTTCCATTTTCTGTCGTACCATGTCTATTATTAAAAGCTTATTATCTGGCGTTTGTGCAAAACTTGTTATAACTGTGTAATCTGAATCTTTATTTGTAGTAGTAGCTAAATCAACAACTCCGTATTTAGGTAGGGCATCTAAGTAGTATTCTGAACCATCAACAATACATTTAAGATTACCTGCTGCGTCTGGAGCAATAATATAATAATTCATCCACTCCGGCTTTAACATACCTTGACCTGCGTCAACGAACTCTGCTAAGTACTCTTGTGCAAAAACTATAGAGCCGACTTCTTTTCTAGCAGACTCTACTTCTTCGGGGTCAATCATAGGATTGTCAGTAGTAGAAAATCTAAATCGTTCCCAGTTCTCTGCATCGTCTGCATTTTCCCATAAATCAAAAAACCAGTTATCTCTACCAATAGGTGTTGAAATAAATAAAGCAGAACCTTTACGCTCTGTAAGTGTAGGTCTGAGAACTTCTGCCCATACTTCTGGTTTTACGAATGCAGCCTCGTCCATAACTAAGTAGTCAAGACCTTCTCCACGAAGTCTTTGTGGATTATCAGCAGAACGAACTGCGATAGAGCCTCCGTTAGCTAAATCAATTTGCATATTAGCTAAAGATACTGTTGGTTCTATTTCTCTAGGAAATGATTTTGCACTTGCAGCGATATCACGCCAACCAACTCTAGCAATAGAAAAAGTAGGTGCTACCCACCAAGCTCTTCCGCCCCTAAGAGCAACTTCCATACATAATTGGACACCAAGTCTTGTTTTACCAAATCGTCTACCAGCACATAGTATTTTCCAACGCGCTTCTGATTTAGCTACTTTGAGTTGTCCCTCGTGTAACGGAGGTAACTTAGGAACATACTTGTTAGTCATAGATTTCTTTATACATAATGATTGGACTGTATTGACCTTTTTGAACGCCAATAACATTACAGTCAAGATGTGCGTAGGCTTCGCCATAAGCCTCATCTTCTGTTAGTTGTTCTGGAGCATCTTCATAGATACCATCAATAACTAAATCTAACATTGTGTAGAAATCATAGATTGCTTTGCCATCAGTTGAAAAACCAAGATAGGCCTCTTCAAAATCTTCAATTATCATTGCTTTAGGATTGAACTCCTTCAGCTCTTCATAAACTTTACTCATTTCATTCTCCATTGTAATACAAGAAATCCTTTGAGTAGTGCAGTATATTCTCTTTGAGAACCAACTTGTTGTCTGCCGTCAAAGATGTCGTGATGATGTTTACAAAGCATGCAAACATTCATTGGGTCATCAGATATGTTTCTGTTTGCTCCACCCATACCCTTTGCTTTTAAATGCGCCATCTCTAGCCATTTTTTAGAATTGCAATCCGGCCACTCACATGTGTAGTGAGCTCTTTGTAAAGCTTTCTCCCGAAGCTCTGAAAGATTCTTCTTACCGGTGCCTTCTCGTTTTTTCTGCCCCATTCCCGAAATTCCAAAACTATCACTTCTTCGTTTTTTAAATTCCTCGTAAGTTTCGTTTTCTGGTTCCCATCTAACACTCAAGCGCGTAACTCCTTTTAGATAAGGCTATCCCCGAAAGAATAGCCAGTGATGGGAGGATATCGGTTAGTGGAGCCGACATATTTATCTTAACATTTAAATCTAAAACCATAGGTTTTATTATAGTCGAATTAGTTCCTCTTTGTATAGATAAGCTAAAGAAATCATTCTGTCGATTACATATCGTTCAAGAACTTTTGGGTTTAGATTTGGCTGAGTCCAAGTGTCAATTATTTTTTTACTCTTGATGTAAGTTATCTGTTCCCCGTTTACTTTAAATCTCATTCCATTTTGTATATAATCTAAAGTCATTTTTTTATAGTAGCACCCAACTTTGAATATTTTTTTTTATTGCCCCTGCCCCCCAACTTTTTGTATTGGTAGAGCTAACCCTGTGCGGTCCCGCCCAACCAAAATTTAAATATACCGAGGGATGTCCCTTACCGGACGACCCACGGGCTGGCTAGACCGCTCACAGATGTTTTAATCGGACAAGATATTTTGAGAGCCAGTATCTTGAACTGTTTGTAATTAAACACACTAGAGAGATATCTGTCCTATGTCAATTTTATAAAAACAAACTTTTATAAAATTGTGTGTAATCACCATTTCTGTTAATCTTAAAGAAGATAAAGTTTCCAACCAAACTTTGTCTAAATACTCGGAGGTTCTGTATGGACATGGAGCCTCTGGTTATTTCTCTCCTTTGTATCTCGCACCTGTCTTCTACTCTCGGATAGGTGTCTGTAAATAAACTGCACAAACTCACATACATTGTGAATCAC